AACAAAAGTTTATCTTTACATCTAATCTAAAATATCAAACTATGTTAGATAGTGTACAAGGTAGAGGGCCTTGTCTTGCTTTTTTACCTTTTTGTTCATTACCAGAATTAGAAGGCTGTATTGTTACTTGGGATTTTATAGAAACAATACACAGTAGAAGTTATACTTACATTATTAAAAACTTATATTCTAATCCTAGTGAAGTATTTGATACTATTATACAAGATGAAAAGATAGAAAAAAGAGCCGCTAGTGTTACAAAAACTTATGATGAACTTATTAATATGGGTTATCAATGGTGTATTGATCCTAAAAAGGTTGATATGTATGAACTTAAAAAGAAATTATATCTAGCTATGGTGTCAGTAAACATATTAGAGGGTTTAAGATTTTATGTATCATTTGCTTGTTCATTTGCATTTGGTGAACTAAAGAAATTAGAAGGTTCAGCAAAGATTATTTCATTTATTGCTAGAGACGAAAGCCAACATTTGGCTATGTCACAAAGAATTATTAATAACTGGAGAGATTATGAAAACGATAAAGAGATGTTAAAGGTAATGAAAGATTGTGAAAAAGAAGTTTATAAAATGTATGATGAGGCAGTACAAGAGGAGAAAAGGTGGGCAACATACCTGTTCTCTAAAGGTTCTATGATAGGATTATCAGAAAAATTATTACATCAATTTGTAGAATATATGGCTAATAGAAGAATGAAGGCCATACAATTATCTACCGTTTATGACCAAAAAACAAATCCATTACCTTGGGTCGATCATTGGTTAAACAGTAGATCAACACAAAATGCTCCACAAGAAACTGAAATTGAAAGTTATGTAATTGGTGGCATTAAACAAGACGTAAAAAAAGATCAATTTAAATCTTTTAAACTATAATGATAGAGAAAAGAAAAAAAACTTGTTCTAGTTGTGAAACTAAATATACCATAGAATGGGATATTGATATACAGGACTTAGAGCCTTTAACTTGCCCTTTCTGTGGACACGAAGTAGAAGAACTAGAAGATGAAGAAACTTGGACAAACGAAGAAGATAATTGGAATTGATTATAGTTTAAATAGTCCTGCCATTTGTGTGGCAGACATAAGTTTTAAATTTGAAGATTGTCAGTTTTACTATTTAACAAGTAAAAAGAAACATTTAGGGAGTATGTCAAAGAACATAACAGGCTATGAACACAAGGAATACAAAACTCCGATTGAGAGATTTAAAAACCTCTCGGACTTTATCATACGTTGCTTGGAGAAGACTGTTGAAGAAAAAAGAATCTTCATTGAGGGCTACTCTTATGGCTCAAAAGGCCAAGCCATCTTTCAAATTGCCGAAAATTGTGGTATTCTCAAATATAGGTTTGACTTTGAAAAAGAATATAAGTATGATACAATCGTGCCTAGTGTCGTTAAAAAGTTTGCTAGTGGAAAAGGTAACGCAGACAAAGAAAAGATGTATGAAGCGTTTACGAATGAGACGAAAATAGATTTAAAAAAGATTTTTGATATGGAAAAATTGAATAATCCTGTGACAGATATTATTGATAGTTATTATATTGCGAGATGTGGTTATGAAAATAGCATTAGTTACAACATTTAACGAAAAACTTTACAGATATTATGCTCATAGGTTTATGAGTACATATAACTGGCCGTTTGATTGTTATATTTACCACGAGGGTTGGATTCCTGAAATTGACCCTATGAGAGACAACATCAAATATAGAGACATATTTGAAACCAATCCAGAATTAAAATCCTTTATTCATAGAAACTTATCCAGAAACATAGATAGTCATTATGACAAAGATATTGCACCTGTAACTGATTATAAAATGGATGCCATAAGATTTAGTTATAAGATATTTGCTAAAACACATTTAATGCTTGATTGTGATTATGATTATGTGTTTTGGGTTGACGCTGATACAGTATTTAAAAAAAGAATTACCGAACAAGAAGTCATAAACAAGTTTCTACCACAAGATTATTGTATATCTTTTATAGACAGGCCTACTTATTATAGTGAATGTGGTTTTGTAGGTTATAATCTTACAAAGCCTGCTACAAAAAGGTTTATATATAAATTAAGAGAACACTATACTAAAGACTTATTGTTCCAAGAAAGAGAATGGCACGATAGTTATGTTTGGGATTGTGTTAGAAAAAAATGGATGATTGGTGAACCACAATTTAATTTGGCACCAATTGTTAAAAAGGTTGGTAATCCTTGGCCAGATACTCCAATGAGTGAGTATGCTGACCATTTAAAAGGTAAAAAACGAAAAGATGCAGGAGTGATGTTAAAATGAAAGCAGGAAAAATTTGGGGTAAAACGGAACTAATTCACGCTAATGGTGTGTTAGAGTTTCACAGAATAGAATATAAAAAAGATGTTGCTTGTTCTAAACATAGACACAAATACAAATGGAATGGTTTTTATGTTGAATCAGGTAAGATGATGGTTAGAGTATGGCAACAAGGCAAACAAGAAGGCTTAATTGATGAAACAATATTAAACGCAGGTGATTTTACAAGAGTTAAACCTGGTTTATTCCACGAGTTTATAGGATTAGAGGACGGTGTGGCGTTTGAGTTGTATTGGGCTGAGTTTGACCATAATGATATTGAAAGAGAAAGTCAAGGTCATAAAGTAAATGAAAAAGTTACAATTAATAGTGATGTAAATACAGCACATATGACAGAATCATTTTTAGTTGAGGGTATATGATAAGAGTCTTTATAGGATATGATGATAATGAAAAGGTAGCCTTTAGTGTATTAAGTCATAGTTTATTAAAACACTCAACACAACCTATAGCAATTACACCAATACGATTACAAAATATAAAATATGTATTTGTAAGAGAAAGATTACCAATACAATCTACAGACTTTGCATTTAGTAGATTTTTGGTACCTTATCTTTGTAATTATTCTGGCCACGCTATCTTTATGGATTGTGATATGTTGGCTCGTGCTGATATATCTTTATTATGGCGACAAAGAACTACAAAGTATGCCGTTCAATGTGTACAACACGATTACACTCCTAATAGTACCATTAAGTTTATGAATCAACCACAAACACCATATCCTAAAAAGAATTGGTCAAGTATGATGATTTTCAATAATGCTAAATGTACTGCATTAACACCAGATTATGTTAATAGTGCTAGTGGTTTAGAACTTCATCAATTTAAATGGTTAGGAAGTGAAGACTTGATTGGTCATATAGATGTAGAATGGAATCATTTAGTTGGCGAATATGAATATAATACACACGCCAAGTTAGTACATTATACCGAAGGTGGTCCTTATTTTAAAAATTATAAAGATTGTCATTATAGTGAAGAATGGCTTGATACATTTAAAGAAACAACAAAGATTGATATGTAATGAAAAAACTGGCCGTCTATATGCAAACTACTTCAGGTGGTTTTAAAAATCAATTAATGAAAGCCTTTGCTGAAGGGGTAAGGACAGACCTTGATGGCTGGGAAGTAATAGAACATAATGGTTTAGATTTAGTGAACTCAACTCACGCTCTTTGTTTTAATTATCAAAGATTAAAAGAGGATAGATTAAGACCAGGTTTAAAGTTAAGATGTGATGTTTGGGATAAACACAAAAAAGATGGTTCAATATGGTTTTATGATGGTAATATTTTTGTAAGTTATGAAAAAACAAAAAGCCACCCTCACAATAACTTTGTAAGAATACCATATTCAAATGTTTATACTGATAAAGCAAAATACTTTAATGAAAATCCTGACCCTAATAGATGGCAAAATATGATGCAAAGATTACAAATACAACTAAGAGATTATAATAAATCTGGTGATAAAATTATATTATGTTGTAATAGAGGTAGCGGTGGTTATTCTGGTTTAGGTGTTAACGCTGCTGAATGGGCAGAAAGAACAGTAAGAAAGATTAGAAGATTTACAGATAGGCCTATTATCATAAGACAACATCACGCTAAGAATTATCCTGCTTACGCCATAGATACACAAAGATTAAAAAATCTAGTTAAAGAAATTAATAATGTTGAGTTACAAAATCCAGAGAGTCATTACCCTATATTAATAGAACAAATTAGAAAGTGTTATGCTGTTGTTGTATTTACTTCATCAGCTGGAGCGCCTGCTGTTATTGAAGGTAAACCATTATATGTAGAACACCA